CGACTTCCCCTAATTCCACTTGCAATGGATCCACCGGGGTGGCCTCGGAACCGTCCGGCTTGGCCGTGCTGATCGTGTACCGCCGCCACTCGATGCACTTGAGTTCTATCTGCCAGACACCATCCTCGGTTTGCTCGGGTGCGGTGACATCCTCGATCACCATCTGACTGATCCCAACTTCATCTAACACCGGGTGTTGCACGTCCAAGGCACGCGCGCGCTTGCCCACCGGCGGCCGCAGTAGGAACGGCCGGATCGCGGCCCATTCCTCCCAATGCTCACGCGTGAACAATCGGAACCGCATCGAAAAGTGTGCGAGCGCGATCCCGCGATAGATCAGGATCGCACCGGTCATCGCGTAGCCGGCTTGTTCATCCCACTTTCGCGGACTGCTAGCCCCGGTGATCTCGCACAGTCCGGGCGTTAGGCGGTCCGCAATCAGCGCGCGATCTTGCGGTGCATCAATGGGGTTCCACGTAGTCACGTGACGGGTGCCCCCATTTGCACGGCTACGGACGCGAGGATGTTTTCTAGCTCACGCTTGATCGAGGCCGCGATCTGCTTAGCGTCGGACGGTTGGGTGTCCTGACTGCAATACACGTTCAAGGTGGCGATCGCTACGCCACTACCCGCACCACCCGCCGCGCGGCCGCCGCCGATCGAGTCCACCACGCCACTGGCGTCCGGTGTCTTGATCATGGCTTCCGTGGCTTGCTGTGCCTTGGGGGTGCCGGCCTCGATCCCGAGTGTTAGGCCGGCGGTGATGTCTTGACCGTACTCGGCGAATAGCTTGGACGGGGAGTTAGAGCCGATCGCTTTCTTGAATGCGTTGGAGCACGTTTTGGCGAGACTACGGAACACGTCCGCGATCTTGTCCTTGGCCGATACGAGAAACCCAACGATGCCATCCCATACGGCCTTGCCCAGGGCCGGCCAGTCGACTTCCCGCCAAATCACATATAACAGTTCAACGATCTTGATCAGGCCCCATATCGCGGCGGCCGCTAGTATGAACGGCCACGTTGCGATCGCTACCTTCACGGCCACGGCCCCCATTGCTTTGGCCACGCCCCACAATCCAATTGCGAGCGGCGGCAACACGTTGTAAGCGAGTACCGATCCGACTGCGATCAAGGCCTCGGTGTTACCCGTAAGCTCTTTGTAATACGCTTCTAAGCCTAGGTCGCGCAGTCCTAGCCGTAGCCGCTGCCACATGATCCCGACACGCACGCCCCATATCATGAGTTGCAGAAAGAAGTTTTTTGACGCGGTAAGGCCGGCCGTCCACGCGTCCACCATCGGCTGGATCAGCGATCCGAGTAGTTGCTTCAATGCGCGGCCGCTGTTAGTCGACTGCGCAAACATGTCATTGAACGCCTTGTTAGCTTTCAATAGGCCGCTGATATCCACACTACCGAATAGTGCTTGCTGTGACTCGGCCAGCTTCTTTTGCTGGACGTTCAGATCCAGCATGCGTTTTTTGACGTTGCCGCCGATCTGGCGATCCACGCGCTCGGCCAGCTTGTTCACGTTGCCGCCGGTGATCGCGAGTTGCGCGGCCCAGGCGGCCGTTTGATTGGCTTGCTCGGCCCCCCACCCGGACGCGGCCGTGGCTACGGCCTTCAATGCCGCGGGCATGTTGTTGGCGCGCACGCCCATTTTCTCAAGCTGGATCGCGTACTGCGCGACTTCATCGCGGCCGATCGATACGCTGGCGCTAACCTTATCGATCGTGGTTTGCAGCTGTGCCGCGTTGTCGCGCGGTAGGCCGAATGCCGCGGCGTACACGGTCCGCAGTTTCGTCACTGAATCGAGCTGCAAGAGTTCCGCGCGGCGCGCGTTCTGTGCTTGCACCGCGTAGTTCGTGAGTGACTTGGCGGCTACCGCGGCCCCGACGGCCAGCGCCACAAACCCGGCGGCCACGGCTACCAGCGCGATCTTAGCGCCGCTCCCCGCGCTGGCAAACGCGGCCAAGCGGCTGATCACGCCGCCTAGCGGCCCGGGCATTAGGCTGGCCGCCTTACTTAGCTCCTGCAATTTTTGGCGGAACGCATCGGCCTTGGATGTGGTTTTTACGAGCGATCCGCCTTGCGCGATCACGCTTGCCTGAGATCCCGCGATCCGATCCTTGAGTGCTGCGATCGCTTTGGTTACGCGATCGATTTCTTCTTTGTTCGGTTGCGTGGCGCGTTTCAGGTTTTTCAAAACCTTTTCGAGTTGCGCCAGCGCCTTTACGTCTGACTCGATCTGTGACTGTAGGTTTTTCAGCGCGGCCGCGGCTTCCCCCGCCGCGTCTGACACGCCGTCCACCATGTCAATGCGTACGGTAGCGACGACATCTTGAGCCACGTGCGATCAATCCTTGCTAAGTGCCTTCACCAGGATCTTACGGATCAGTGTCAGTTCCCGCGCCAACTCCATCACGATCACGGCCCCTACGTAGCCGCGCGCGGCGGGATCGGTTCCGTCGGGTTCACGGTAGCCGAATAGCTCCATCAAGCATGCGGCCGCGATGCCATCATCGTGCCGCGCGCGCGCACGTAGGGTTTCTATTTTCCCCGCACCTCATTCGCGCGGAACCCGGCCAGCTCGACGCACACGCTAGCCGCTTGCGTGAGGCACCCGGGCAAGTCCCGCATGAGCCGATCGAATTCCGGCTTGCTCGGGTAGACTAGTGAGGCTTTGACTAGCTCCTCAGCTTGATCGGACTTGAGTTCACCCGAGTCCTGAAACTTACGGAATGCGGCAATGTGGGGCCGCCTAACAATGATGGCCCCGGCCTCGGTGTTGATTAGCCGCACCGCTCGCGCACCATACTGTGTTTGCGCGGCGGCCAAAGCTTCATCCTCGGCAAGGCCGCGTTTCGCCAGCGCCAAGCGTTCCTCGGGGGTAGGTTCCAAACGCTTGGCTTCCGCGTCGGCCAGTACCGCACGCTTGGCTTGGATCTCCGCGATCTGCTTTTCAATCTCGGTCGCATCACTCATACGGGCACCAGTTCCATACTATCGAATAGGGTGAGATTGTTGCGGCGGATGGCCATGCAATCGATCTCGATTTCTTCCTTGAGTGGATCGGGCGATTCTTCATCGCTGCTAGAATTGCCGGTGATTACGCAACCGCTGATCTGCACGTCCACGTTGGGTTCCGTGGGTTCCGAATAGATCACCGAGATCATGAACTCGACACTTCCGTAGCTGATCTGATCGGGTGACAGTGCGGCCAGCGTGGCGCGCAGTAGCGTCACCGAGGATTTCCACCCGGTGAGCTTGACGGACTCGGTGCTGTACTTGCCGGATGAACGGCCGCGCGGGGCGTGGTGGCGGCCCATGCCGTACGCTTTCACACGCTCACGCTTATCCGCAAAGCTAATACCTGTAAACCCGGTGAATGTGTCACCCGCAACAGTTAGGCGGATGCTGCCCCAACTAAGTTGTACGCCGTTTACGCGAATAGGATCAGGCATGACTTAGATCTCCGATCACGCGGCCACGGCCGTGGTGAATAGCGCCGGATTGAAGAAACCCAGCTGGACATTGATGAACTCGGGGTATGCGAGCGGGATCACCCGCGCGGTACCTGTTAGGGTTTTGGTTGCGAGCAAGTTGTCGGTGCGTGACAGAATGAAGTCCACGCCGCTCGCCTTGGGTTTGGCCATCAGCGCATCGCGCATAGCCTGTTTGGCTGCACCCTCGATTTCGAGGGCATCGGCCTCTAAGATAAAGCCAGTGGCCGGATTGATCCGGATCGGCCGGTTGAGTCGTCGGATGAAGTACGATCGCAGTACCAGCGCGGCCAGGTTCAACACGCGGCGGTTGGGGATGATCTGGAAATCCGATCCATCCGTGGACATGATCCGCGGCCGCGTGATGTACACCCCCGGGTATCCATCCCACGATCGGAGGGTGATGAACCGGGCATCATCTAGCCCCGGTGAAACGGCTTCATCGTGTTCGATGGTGTTGCCGTTGTCGTCGCGGATACTGCACCCGGTGAGTGCCCCGAGGTTTACGTCCGCGGTGTCGATTTCCTCGGTGACTTCGCCTTGCACCCCGGCCACTGGGAACACCACGGGCCGGCGGTACTTGCGCCCGCTCACACCACTTGTTAGGCGGCACGCACCCGCGCACATGGAACCGTGCTTGGTGGACTTGCCGCTAAACGCACCGGCCATCGCGCTTAGATACGCGGACTCGGATTCACCGCTGTTAGGTACGCGCGTGCCGCCGATCCACGATCGGTATTTGCCGGCCGCCGCGAGTCCGACGATCTTAGACTCGACCAGATCGAACACGGTGCCCAGGATGTCCCCGATCACCGCTAGTTGTTCCCATTGGATCGCAGTCGTGCCTAGCGCGTCGATCGCGGGGCCGAGTGTCGTGGCGTCCGCCGCCGGTGCCGTGGCCGTGGCGCGGTGCACATCCCCGGCCTTCATCGTGCCGGCCGCGATCGCAAACGTCACACCGGTGGGAGTGACAATCTCGGTGAGCGTGCCGAGTTGCGCCACGGGTGATCGGGTATACCCCCCGTCATACGAGATCTGATACGTGATCCCGGCCGTGCCTACGGTGCCGTCCGATAGGATATAGAGCGCGTACTCGTATGCGTCGAGTGGCTTGTTAGCCACCAGGTCCACGGTCACCACGGCCGTGCCCGGTGTGCCGCTCGCATTCGTGGTGGTGATTTCGCCGACAGAACCATCCGTGATGGTGGCCGCGCGCGAAATCACCGCTGGATTGCCCGTGGTCGTGATGTAGTACGCCGCGGCCTCGATTGTTGGGCCTTGGCCAAAGTTGTTAGTTAGATCGGTCACCCGCGCAAACGTGGCCGGTGTCGCGATCGGGCCTTTCTCGCATGGCCCTGTGAACGCGATCAACCGCCCCGCGGACGGAGGTAACACGCCTAGTGCACCATCAAGCTCGGTGATGGTTACTTGCGGTAACGTCATAGTGTTAGATCCTTTTAGGGTGTATCCGTGGGTGCCACGATCACTTGTTCGGTCACGTCCAGCTCGGTCACATCGATCACGGCCCCGGTGTCCGGCGGTGCGTACCCGGTGCCGGTTTCCGGGTACGGCACATCAAGGATGGCCGTTTGCAGCTCGGTCACTATGCGCAGCGCGGTGCCGTGGCGGCGTTCCGTGCGCGTGGTGATCCATTCCTCATAGCGCACGGTGAATATGCCGTGCGCTACGTGGTAAAGCGCGCGGTACCACGCATCACGCAGGTACCGCGTAATACTGTACTGTTTGATCTCGTTTTCCGGATCGGCGGGATCTTGCCCGTTGATCGTCACCGTAAAGAGTTCTAACAGCGTGCCCAGCGACCGCGGATCGCCGCCGGGATTTCGGGGTGGCGCCATAGTACCAATGGCCCCATGGGGATCCCCGGGCACCCATGCAATGCGGTTGCCGTAAACCTGTTGCGCGGGAATGCGCCAGCCGAACGCGCTTACCACGGGCGTGCCGTCGGCCAGCAGGTGCGCGGTGACTTGTTCGTAGATCCATGGGAGCCCAAGTTGAGTAGTCACGCGGCACCACCCATCACGGTGTCGACCGTGGACGCGATCACGCGCCGCATGGCGTCCAGCATCGCGGCGGGGAGCCGCTCATTCTTGAGTGGGATCATTTGGCGTTGCGTGCCGCCTTTGACCCATCCGCGATGATGCCGCGCATAGTGGCCGTACACCTGAACGAAGATCTGATTGCCGATCCCGCGCACGATCAGCGCGTCGCGCGCGTGAACTAACACCGGACGGGTGCCGCGCTTACGCGGCGGCCATGGCTTGCCCTCGGGGGTTTCGCTGGCCGCTAGCGTGCGATGCAACTCAACACGCACCACTTCCGCCAGCTTGCCGATGTTGGCGCGCAGCAATGCATCGGGGAGATCCTCGATCCGATCAATGATCGTGTTGAGTGTTAGAGCTGCCACGGCTTAGGTGTTCTGATCTTCCGATCGTCCGGCGCGGCCTTGGATCGTGGTCCACACGTATGGGGATTGTTCGGAGTAGCCCCGAGGAAACCCGCGCGTCACACCGCTTGCATCGGTGTTGGCGCGCAGCGGTAGATCGAAAAGTCCGGTTTCGGAATCGGCCGCTTCTTTGATTTCTGCAAGGGCCGTGGTTTGCTGTGCTTTGAACTCGACGAATTGCTCGTCCGTGGCCGACACGCCGCGGCGTAACCAACAATCCACCGCCGCGAGTTTTGACAGCCACTCGGTGACGGCTATCGGGTACGGTTCCTGGAACGGTGCGTCATAGCGTTTTGCTAGGCGTGAATCGAGGTATGCGGAGTGGACGATCAGCCGCTGATCGATCCACCCCGGGGTGCGTTGCTCGATTTCGTCGATGAAATCCGCGGGCACTAGGCTGATCAGTTTGAACGCATCAAGGTCTAGATACGGCACAGTCCCCACGGCTCACCCCCCGAGTGTTAGGCGGCCATGCACTTGAAAAGCAGATACGGGTGGCCGGGCATGATCACGTTGCGGCCTTCCGTGGTCCACTGGTACCGGCGGATGCGCGCTAGTTGTGCGTCCGTTTGGGGGCCGTAGAAAAGCACTGAGAATGCTTCGCGGTTGATATAGTTGAAGGCCCCTAGTTCATTGGTAAGGATGTCTTCCATACCGATGTACCAGGTGGTGTCAGATCCGTTTACGAATCCGGCACCTACTTCCGGGATCTCGATCGGTTGACCGAGTCCGAAGTTGCGGATCACCGCTTCCACGTCACCGCTGCCAGCGCCACCCGTGGCCGCTTGCGCGATGAATTTTGCGTTCGTGATCTGTTGCGCGCGCGCGGTGAGTGCCGGCGGCACGAACAAGTAAGCCACGCGCAACATGCGCGGATCTTCCCCGTTCGGCATCTTGAGTGACGCGGTGTATGCGATGGCCTTTGCAACGTTGGCCACGGCTACGTCCAGCGTAACCGATCCATCGATCGGCAACGGCCCCGGCCCGGATCCGGCCGTGAACACGTTTGTGTACGTGCCGGCACCCGTGTTGAACGGATTAGTCGGGTGGTTGTTCGCGAAAAACGTCTTCAGATCGTACGTGACCGGGTTTGCAAGGATGGCTTGCGCCACCATCTTTTGCGGCCAGTACGCGGCATAGGCCCCCATCTCGCGGGACCATTGGGAGCTGTAGTCGATGCCGTTGCCGTCTACATCCTCAAATGCCTCTTTTTTGATTTCGAGGCCGGCGGCCGCATTCAGGTTTTCGGCCTCATGCGTCAACGCAACGATATCCTCGAATTCGATGTTGCCGCCTTTGCCGGTACGCTGAATGCGCGCGGTGTCGAGCAGCCAGGAAACGCGCTCGCGCTTGGCGCTGGACGGCATTTCCTTGGCGATTCGCCGCCACCACAGATTAGATAGCAAGCGATCGTATTCGCGTGACGTGATCGTCCGCATGTTGGATTCGAGATCCCACATGAACGATGGAGTGATTGCGGGCATGTGTTAGACCTGATCCTTATGCGAACGGGTAAATGCTGTGGACCAAAACGCCTTTGATTGCGTCCACGGCCATCACGGTGCCGGCCTTGCTGGCGCCAGTGGATAGCGACGTGACAGTCTGATCGTCCTTGATGTAACAAGCCTGGCCGAGCATGGCCGCGGTCACCGCGGCCCCGGTGTCGTTGTTCCACCACCGGCCAACGATTTCCTCGAACAACTCGACTTGTATTTGCAGCGTGCCGTTACCTGTTAGGGTTTCAGCAAAGATGCCCAGCGGGATCAGTGTGGTGCTGGTTGCGCCTTTTGTGACGCTACCGTCGACCGTGTCGATCGCGGCCATCTTGCCCTTTTCAGCAAGGACACCGGACTTCAAAGTGTATAGGTGGTACCCCCAATACGCCTTGGTAACCATGCGCTCAGCCATTGGCAGATCCCCCTTGCTTTGCCGGCGGGGCCGTCACGGGCATGGACTCGCCTAGTGTTAGTTTGTACGGTGTGACGCGGACTCCCGGGGCCATCGCGGTGAGGCCCATGCGCGCGTTTAGGGCCGCGCGTTCGGCCGGCGGCAAGTGCCCCACGGGGCTATCGGTGTCCGTGGTGTCACCTTGCGTCGCGTGCGCGCGCGTGGCGGCCAGCGCGGCGGATGCGCTCGCATCGGTTGCTGGCGCGCGCGGCGTGGTGCGGATCAGCTCACGGACTTCCGTGAGCGGTAGCTTGGTCAACACCGCGCGATAGTCCGCGCTGAAATCCGGACGCGTGGCGAGCAAGCGGTTGCGTTCCTCACGTTCATCGCGCGCGCGGATCTCTGCGCGTAGCGCGTGCACTTCTTTGTGCGCCTTGGCGGCCATCGAATACGCGTTGCCATCCCCGCGTGCGGTGACGCGTGCACCGCGGCCACGTGCCGCTGCGCGCGCGGCCGGCTTGGCTTCATCGGACTCCGCGGCTTCATCACCGTCCGGTTCCTCATGCTCCGCGGTTTCGGAATCGTCACCCTCTGCCCCGGGATCGGATTCTTCATCCTTGTCCTTAGGCTTTGGCTTTTCATCCATCGCGGCTAGCGCACGTTTCGCAACGGCGGCCGCGTCCTTGTCCTCACCGTCCGCGATCGCTTGCAACATCTTGCGCGCGGCTTCCGTGGGTGTTTCTTTATCTTCCCCGGCCATAGCAGTTGTGTCCTTGTTATTGAGTTCAGCTAACAGCGCGGTGTAAGACACCACGCGGTCCGCGAGTCCTACCGCCACGGCCGTGGTGCCGTGGTACACGCCAGCCTGTAACGGCTGCGCATCCACGCCGCGGTGCTGGCGCACTAGATCGAAAAACACCGCGGCCATCGAATCGACTAGAGCTTGCGTGCGCGCGAGTTCACCATCGGTGATCGGCTGCGCCGGGTGGCCGTCGGCCTTGCTAGTGCCGGACGCGGTGAGTGCGATGCGTACGCCACTGGCGGCTAGGCGTTCGCTGCAATCCTCACGTGTGCTTAGGACTCCGATCGATCCGACGATCCCCGAGTCCGATAGGCATATGTTAGTTGCGACGCACGCCAGCGCGTAGGCCGCGCTGCATGCGCGATCCGTGACGTATGCGATCAGTAGTTTGCCGGCCGCGTCGGTTGCGATGCGGATCGCGCGCGCGGCCTCGAAACACCCGGCCACCTCACCGCCGGGACTCGCCACGCGCAACACGATCGCGGTGATGGCCGGGCACTCACACGCCGCTTCGACGCGCGCCAGCACCGCCGGGTATGAATCCCAACGCCAGTTGGGTTCCGTTTCGAGTGGCCCGCACACGTCCACCACGGCCACGCGGCCGACGGTTTCAAACACCGCCGGCGCCGATGCCCCGGTGATGGCCGCCGCTAGGGTTTCATAATCCGAGCTAAACGCGACCGGATCGATCGCGAGTAGGCCGCGGCCCTCATACCGCGCGCGCATGCGGGGCGGGGCGGTCAAGCGGCCTCCTGCACGGCCGGGGCCGCGGCGGGGGCCGGTGGGGCGGCCGGGCCGGGTGCGGCCGACGTGGTGGCGCTGGCCGGGGTAAACGCTGGCGTCCCGATGCTGCCTAGCAGCTCGGCCGCTTCCGCATCGTTCACCAGGAACGCGCGCTTGATGATCCCGAGGGCCGCGTCACGCGGGATTAGGCCAGCGCCGCACGCTTGCACCACTTCGAGCAAGGACGCCACCTGCGCGCCATTCAGCGCGGTGTCTTGTGCCGGCTTGCCCGTGGCCGCGGGATCTGCACCCGCACCCGTGCCACCCACCACGGTGAGCTTGGGCGGGATCATGCGATACGGGATCGCAAACTGATCCAGCATCTGGCGCGTGTTGAGTTGCAGTGTCTCGGTGGGCGCCAGCGATTCGGTAATGGACTTGACCGCGTTGGCCACGGTGACCATGCCGGACGCTTCCGCTTGGCGATCTTTCGGCGGCGTGACATCCCACTCCATTACGCACGGCTTGGTTAGAACCGCGTCGGCCCCGTAGCGCAGTGCGATAAATGCGGGGATGCCTTGCGTGTTGATCGTGTACGCCAGTCCATCGGCCGTGGACTTGATCAAGTCCGCGCGGATCGCGCGGTGTATATCCTGGTTGCTGAACCCAGTGCCGCCCGATGTGGTGATCGTTTGGCCCGCGATCGAAATGATGATCTCGGTGTTCGTGTCCGCGATCGTCTGTACAAAACACTCGTAGCCGCGGCCGTTCGACTCTAAGAGTTTGACTTCGTAGCCGAGCGGCAACCCGAATACCGAGTTGTACCCCCACGCTAGGATCATCTTGAAAAAAGAATCCTTTTGCGCCTCGGTGCTTCCCGCCGGGGCGTACGCAACGCGTGCGGGGTTTGCTAGTTTCTGCTCCCAATTGTCCTTGGCTTGCAGCGCGTGATCCTTGCGGATGTACGCGCGGCCGATGCTACGCCAAAGGCCGTTCTGCCAAGGCGCATAGCGGCCGCCGGGGGTGTGGAGTATCCAGCGGCCATCACCCGGCACGATCGCTAGACGGCCGATCGCGCTGAGGTAATACCACTGGTTTTCATTCCATACGTATTGCAGGTATTGCGGATCGAGTCGTGTTAGTACCGGGTAGTCGCGGCCGGCCACGGGCACAAGCTCACCGATCCCAACGCCTAACAGTTCACCGTCCGCGGCGATCAGCGCGAGTTCCGCCGGTGGGAACATTTCGTCAAACACGCTGCGCACGGACGAGTACCCGACGGACAGCGCTTCCACCACGTCCGTGTCACCGCGGAACCGCCGCGGCAGTCTGACTAGCCCGCTAGTGCGCGTGGACAAAACACCGGACACCACGCCGTCCCGACGGGCCGCGGCCATCAGCTTGCCGGCCATGCGCAAGTTGCCCGCGTCCGCGGACCACTCGGCCATTTCCAACATGTCGAGATACCATCGCGTGATCGTCTGCGATGGCAGTTGCATCTGACCGCCAAGCGCGCGGCGCATGTCGGCTTGATCGGCCTCGGAAATCGTAGCGTTCGCGTTTACCGGCGGCTGGTACGCGCTACGACCGAGCAAGATCCCGGTGACGTTGGATAGGAACGACACGCACAGGAATGTGCGCGGGGCGTGCGCGCGCTACACGCAACTAACAGTGTGGTGCCCAGCGGGCACACCACGCGTGCGGACTGATCCCATAGTTCACCCATAAGGCGGCCCGTGCGCGCGCGCTAGGTTCCGCGGTGCCCTCGATCCAGCGGGTGACCTGTGCCGGGTGCACTCGACACCGCGCGGCCACGTCACGTGCGTGCGTGCGTTGGATCAGGGCTAACAATGATCGCCGTGCATAGGTTATTTGCGCCATACATCCCTTGCAGCATACGGATCAAATACACGGGCCGCGTCCGGCGGATGCCCCGCGGACTCTGAGGCCATGGCCATCTGTGCGGCGGCGGCCCCTAGTGCCGTGGCCTCAGCATCGTCGCGCAGCGATAGCGGCTCCCATGCGGCCAGCGCTAGCGCGTCATATCTATCGGGCGATCTGTTGCCCAGCATCTTACGCAATATGTCCTTACTGATCAGCTTTAGTTTGCCGTTGGCCGCGTACTTCCATTGCAGTGCGTGCAAGTCCCGTTCTAGTCGAGTGTCTTCTAGGATGGCCCCACCGTCCCTAAACCATGCCTCCAAGTTGGCCGCGAGTTCATCGCGCATGCGATCGTAAATGTGCGGCTGGCGGTGGGCCTTGTCGGCCGCGCGCACAGCTACCAGCTCGAAGGCCTCGGGGTGCGCGTTCTGATAGTCACGCATCGCCAAGTACACGTCGTGCCCGATCTGGCCCTCACGGTCCACCACGATCACCGGTGTTTCGCGCGGCACGCGCAGTGCGGCCAGCATGGTGATCGCGTGGTGCAGGTGTTCGATAGGTGTTAGGCCGAGTCGGGTTTGCATCGCCACTTGTCGAATGCCGCGGCGTGCGACGAATGCAGCTTCATCCCCGGTGCCGCTTTCACCCGCGGGATCCACGCCTAGAAACAAGCGGCCGGCCTCGGGGGTTTCCGCGTGGCGTTGTTCGGCCAGCTCGATCATGTGCAGGCTAAAGATCTTCCCTTCCTCTGCTAGTGCATGCTCGCCTTTGATGCGTACTGCATACATAGGCGAATCAATGCCCCATTCCTCACGCTTTTCTGCGATCCATTCCCACGTAGCAAGGCCGGGCACGCGCACGTCACGGTTGACTACGTTAGGCGTTTCCTCACTGGACACACGTAATGTGTGGTACAGCTTGGACTTCCCATAGAACGCATCGAAGAATTCACCTTCATTGCGCGTCGGGTTTCCGAATAAAACGATCTTAGCCCCGCCGGCCCGGTTGCCTTCGATCGCGGTGAAGATCACATCCGGTACGCCGCTAGCTTCATCGATGATGTACAGCAGATTGCGGCCGCTGATCCCGGCCACGGCTTCCGCTTCCCGCGCGGTGAACCCGACGATTTCACGGAAGTCCGTGCGCGACTTGAGGCCGGTGCGTGCGAGTTCGCCTTGGTCACCGTCCAGGATGGCCGAGTGCGGGCACGGCACCGGGATCACTAGGCCATCCGGATCCGCGGCCTTGCAGTCCAAGCACCGGCCGGACCGCGCGCGCATCATCCGGATCTCACGCCATAGGATCTGATCCACTTGCCGGGCCGTGGTGCTGGACATCACCACGCGCGCGTCCGGCCAGCTGGCGAAATACCAAAGCGCGATCCCGGCCGCGCATGCGGATTTGCCGATCTTGTGGCCACTGGCGATGGCAACGCGCGGGTGATCGCGCACGGCCTCTAGGATCTCGATCTGGCGCTCCCATGGTT